TAATGCAAAAGATGAAAGCTCTTTCGGCAGCAGTAGCTAAAGGTGTGCCAGTAATGGATGCTATCAAACAAGTTGATTTAGGTCCTACGTTCGCAAGGATAGAAAATCAGTCAAATGATTTAGCACAAGGATTTTTAGATAATGCTGGAGCTCCTGGCATTGCGGCTAATGCATTGTTAACGTTACAGCAAATGTTTGGCGATATGCCAGCTGTTCAGAAAAGATTAGAAGATTCTACAAATAGTCTAACAGATAAACAAGGAACAAATTTAGACGCATTAGGTCGATTCCAAAGAGAAAATATTAAAATGGCAATTTCAATGTCCATGGCAAACAAGACTTTGAATAATTTTGGATTGAGTATTGCTTTAGGGTCACAAGTGATTACAACTGCAATGAGTAGGATTGCAAGAGAAATTGGAGTTCAAGCAGATCCTTTAGTAGATGGGCTAGTCAACCAAATGAATTCAGTAAACAAAACTGCTACTGATTATATTAATAAACTTGCCGATGGCGTTGGCAAAGATATGGACGCTACTGTAGCGTCTGCTTTAGAAATATTGGAAAGTACTGGTCTTCTAAATAAAGAACAAATCAAAGCGTTTAAAGAAGCAACTGCAAGTTCTAGACAAGCAGGTGGAACTACCAGTGGCTCAAATAATGCTACTAACGCACGTCCAGCATCAAGCACCACTGGTGGCGCACAACAGTCGTCAGCACAGTCGCCCTCTTCAGCAAATGCGGCAACCCCTGCAAGAACTAATTTAGGGCCAGCGGCAAACGAACTGTTAGGCGCAATTGAAGGAGTTCAAAGATTTAATGCTAATGCAACAGAAGATAAAAAAAATCGTGGTGGAATAAAATTTGATTATAAGATTAACAAAGGTGAAGAAGTATCTAAACAAGTTGATCAAATTAAAACATTAATGGCACAAGCCAATTTAAAAGAAGGTACTGATTTTAAATTGGCTAGCCAATATGATGGTAATACCGGCAAAATTGGTGTTGAGTTTATGTCAACAGAAGCCGCAAATAAATTTGCAGAAGTGGCTTCAAAAATAAAAAATCCACCAGCACCTCCAGCACCCGTAGCATCTGCTCCAAAACCTGTGACAAGTGCTGTAGTACAAACAGGTGCAACTAACCCAAATACTCAGCCAGCAGAGTCACCAGTACAAGTAGCCACTTCTAGTGCTGTAGCATCGCAAACTCCGGTAAATACTAATAACGGAACACAAGTGGCTACATTACAATCAGGTTCTGATGCATTTGATAGGTTGCTTCAGAATAATAATGCAAATACCACAAGAGTGATTGATAAATTAGAATCATTGACAGCTTCTATCAAGATGTCAATACCAATGAGTTAAGGATTAAGAATGGCTTGGAAAAAATATTTTACACCAGTTAAGGTTAATAATGACGGGGGTTCTAAGAGTCTCATTTCAGGATCAGGTGGATCAAACTATAACGCATTTAGAAGTAACTATTCCAGCTTTCTCCCTGATGTTTATTCAGGACATCCAAATAGATTAGAAAGATATCAGCAGTACAACACTATGGATGCTGACAGTGAAGTTAATGCGGCATTAGACATATTAGCTGAGTTTTGCACACAAAAGAATAAAGATAACGGCACTGCTTTCAACATTGATTATAGAGAGCAAGCAACAAATACTGAAGTTAAATTACTAAAAAAATGTCTACAACAGTGGCACAAGTTAAATCAGTTTGATGTAAGAATTTTTAAAACTATTCGTAATCTGTTCAAGTTTGGTGATTGCTTTTTTGTTAGAGATCCAGAAACTCAAAAATGGGTTTACATAGACCCTAGTAAGGTTGACAAGATAATTGTTAACGAAAGTGAGGGCAAAGAGCCTGAGCAGTATGTTATTCGTGACTTAAACATTAACCTACAATCATTAACAGTAACACAAATTAATCCAAATGCACCTAATGCAACTCCTGGTAACGCGGCATACGTTACTGGTGGAGGATTTCAGCGTGGTATGGTTGGCGGATATCCACAGTTAACAGGCAGTAGATTCAGTAATAGCCAAGAGCAAGTGGCTATTGATGCTAATCATGTGATACATTTAAGTCTGAGTGAAGGACTTGATAGCAACTTCCCATTTGGTAACAGTTTGCTTGAAATGTGTTTCAAAGTCTACAAGCAAAAAGAATTATTAGAAGATGCGATCATTATCTATCGTGTGATGAGAGCTCCAGAAAGACGTGTGTTCTATGTTGACGTGGGTAATATGCCTAGTCACTTGGCCATGAGCTTTGTTGAAAGAGTTAAAAACGAAGTAAATCAAAGACGTATTCCCAGTGTTACAGGCGGTGGACAAAGTGTTATTGACAGCGGATTTAACCCGCTAGCCATCAACGAAGATTACTTCTTCCCACAGACAGCAGAAGGTCGTGGAAGTAAAGTTGAAGTACTTCCAGGCGGAAGTAATTTAGGTGAAATTGAAGATTTACGCTTCTTTACTAACAAATTATTCCGTGCATTGCGTATACCAAGTAGCTACTTGCCAACAGGTCCAGACGATTCAAATGCAAGTTTTAGTGATGGACGTGTAGGCACAGCCTATATACAAGAGCTACGTTTTAACTTTTATTGTGAACGTTTACAAAGTTTATTCACAGAAGCATTTGATTTAGAATTTAAATTATATCTTAAAAACTGTGGAATCAACATTGATCCAAACTTATTTGATTTAAAGTTTAATCCTCCACAAAACTTTGCCAGCTATCGTCAAGCAGAGATGGACGGTCAACGTGTAAGCACATTCCAAGCAGTTGCAGAAGTTCCTTATATGAGCAAACGTTTTGCACTAAAACGTTTCTTAGGACTTAGTGCAGAAGAAATGCAAGAGAATGAATTGCTATGGCGTCAAGAAAACATTGTTGGTAACACTGGCAATGCACAAAATCCTGGACAAGAGATGCGCGGTGCTGGTATAACTCCAGGCGGCATACAAGGTGACTTAGACGAATTTACCGATAACGAAGGTGATTCAGGAGTCCCACCACCAGGCGCAGAACCCACAGGCGAAGCGGGTGGGGGCGGTGGAGCAGGTGCACCAGCAAGTCCAGCGCCATCGCAATAAATACATTACTATGTTCTTACGCGAATTCATTTATTTTAATAAAGATTCTCTTGGTCAAGATGAATACGATAATCAACCTTTGGAAGATAAAAGGTATAACTCAGACGATGATAAGGATGTTCTTACATTGTCAGATACACGTAAAACTCGCTTGTCCTTAAAACAAATTAATCAAATGCGCAAGAATCATGAAGCACATGTTTCTGAGATGGCTGAAGAATCTGAGTTGATACAAGCTCAGTATGCTACGCCAGTTCAGGCTCCTGCTTAATAAAATTCTTAACATTTAAATAAAATCTTGTCAAAAAGACGTCTTTTTGGCATATTTTCGCTATATATATTATCTACGCTGTAAATATACTCGACAGCCTTGCCTATATAATCAAAGGAGAATTTCGCAATGCAAAATAAATTTGAACAATTATTAGATTATCTAATTAACGAAGAAACACAAAAAGCCAACGAACTGTTCCATCAGATCGTTGTTGAAAAAAGCCGCGGCATCTACGAGAGCTTAATTTCTGAAGAAGAAAAGAAAGAAGAAGATGACAAGGAAGATGACGTTGAAAAAACTGATGAGAATTTTGGTTTTGACAGCGGCGAACAAGTTATTGAAATCGGCGGTGATCCATCAGACGACCTAATGAAGGATGTTGAAATGGACGGCGAAGATGAAGGTGAAGAAGATGACATGGCCATGGACGCAGAGTTTGGCGATGATTCAGAAATGGGCGGTGACGGTGATGTAGAAGACCGCGTTCAAGATTTAGAAGACGAGCTAGAGTCACTTAAAGCAGAATTTGAAGCTCTAATCGCTGGTGAAGGTTCTGATATGGAATCTGAAGAAGGCGAAGAAGAAGGTGAAGAAGGCGAAGAAGAAGGCGAAGATGAAGAAGACGTACTTCGCGAATACACAGAACAAGTTGGTGGAAAGCAGTATAACCAATATGGTAAAATGGGTGACAATGGACAAAACACAAAGTCTATCGTTGCTGGAAAGAACGACATGGGTGGCACAGCTAGCAACATTGCACAAGGCGGTGAAGCTAAAGGCGAAGGCACAAAGGGTGGTTTGTTAAACCCAAGTGCTAAAGAAGAAAGTGCTGGTAACATCAATGTTCCAGGTGGCAATGCTGGTAAGACAGCGTTCAAGAAGAAAGAACCTGGTCACGGTGCAGAGAAGAAAGGCGCTGGTGAGCAAGCAGGTAATACTAAGAGCCCACTAGGTTCTAAGTAATTTTAGGATAAGTTAATGAGCTTTTTATTGCGCGAAAGTTTGTCGTTTGATCAGGCACGTTGTGTTGTTGAATCAGACGACAAAGACGGCAAGAACCTTTATATGAAGGGAATTTGTATCCAAGGCGGGATTCGTAATGCGAATCAGCGTATATATCCTGTTGATCAAATAGGTAATGCTGTCAACACGTTAATTGATCAAATTAAGAACGGATACAGCGTATTAGGCGAAGTTGACCATCCAGACGATTTGAAAGTTAATTTGGACCGCGTAAGTCACATGATTACAGATATGTGGATGGACGGTCCTAACGGTTACGGTAAGTTTAAAATCTTACCAACACCAATGGGAAATTTAGTACGCACCATGTTAGAGTCCGGCGTTAAGCTAGGAGTATCGAGTCGTGGTAGCGGCAACGTTAATGATGGCAATGGCGAAGTATCAGACTTTGAAATCATTACGGTAGATGTAGTAGCACAACCAAGTGCGCCAGGTGCGTATCCTACAGCCATTTATGAGCATTTTATGAATTCTCGTGGTGGTAATAGAGCTATACAAGTGGCACATGAAGTTAGAGAAGATCCAAAGGCCCAAAAATATCTTAAGGAAAGTATCCTTAATATTATTCAAGGTCTAAAATAAGCCCGAGGAGAAAAAGAGATGTTGGACGCATTCAAAAAACTTTTCGAAAGCGGAATGATTTCTGAGGAAATCAAAGCCGAAGTCGAAACAGCTTGGAACGCCAAACTTCAAGAAACTCGCGATGTACTAACAGCTGAACTTCGTGAAGAGTTCGCTCAACGTTATGAGCACGATCGTGCAACTATTGTTGAGTCACTTGACAAGATGATTGGTGAACAGTTAGAAAGCGAAATTGCTGAATTCGTTGCTGACAAACAAAGCCTTGCAGAAGCAAGAGCCCAGTATGAAGCAAAAATTTCAAAAGATTCTGAAGTATTAGAAGCTTTTGTTGTTAAGAATTTAGCTAGAGAGTTAGGTGAATTCCAAAGCGATCGTCAGAAAGTTGCAGAAAACTTCGGAAAGCTAGAAGCTTTCGTAGTTGAAGCACTTGCTCGTGAGATTAAAGAATTCGCAGAAGATAAGAAAGACCTTGCAGAAACTAAAGTTAAATTAGTTCGCGAAGCAAAAGAAAAATTTGCTGAAATCAAACAACAATTTATCGCTAAGAGCGCAACAATTGTTGAGAACGCAATTACAAAAAATCTTACAAAAGAGATTTCGCAATTACGTGAAGATATTGATAGCGCACGCCAAAATAACTTTGGACGCAAGATTTTCGAAGCCTTTAATGCAGAATATATGGCTAGTCATGTTAATGAAAAATCCACAACTTCACGTTTGTTGAAGATTGTAGATAAGAAAGAAACAGAACTAGCAGAAGCACAAAAAACTATTGCAGAAGTACAGCAAATTGTTGAAAGCAAAGAACGTGAAATCCGTATTGCTAACGACATGATGAAGCGTAAAGAAGCAATGCAAGAATTACTAGCTCCGCTAAGTGGTGAAAAGAAAGCAGTTATGAATCAACTTTTAGAAGGTGTACAAACTTTCAAATTAGCTGATGCTTTCGACAAGTACTTACCAGCGGTGATGGAAGGCAAGGCACACACTAAGGCACCAAAACAGGCACTAAATGAGAGTAAAGAGGTTACAGGCGACAAGCCAACCAAGATCACTGCCGAGGAAGGTATTGATAATTTAATTGACATCCGCAAACTAGCGGGTCTAAAATAATTAGGAGAAACAAATGTCCGTATTGCTAAATGAAAAATGGCAAGATACAAAAGAGGCCCTACTAGAAGGCCTACAAGGCCACAAGCGTAGTGTCATGGGTGTGACCCTTGAAAACACTCGTAGGTATCTTGCAGAAAGTGCAACAGCTGGTTCAACCAGTGCAGGTAACGTTGCAACACTAAACCGCGTGATTCTTCCAGTAATCCGCCGTGTAATGCCAACAGTCATTGCTAACGAAATCGTTGGCGTACAACCAATGACTGGTCCAGTTGGTCAAATCCACACACTACGTATTCGTTACGCAGATGGTGGTGATGGCGTAACAGCTGGAGATGAAGCACTAAGCCCATTCAAGATTGCGGCTGCTTATTCTGGTAACAACACAGACGCTACACCAGGTGCAAGTAGTACTGCTAGCCTAGAAGGCAACCCAGGTAAGCGTATGAGTATCCAAATCTTGAAACAAGCTGTAGAAGCCAAGACACGTAAGCTAAGTGCTCGTTGGACTTTTGAAGCTGCTCAAGATGCACAAGCTCAGCAAGGTATTGATATCGAAGCTGAAATTATGGCTGCTCTAGCACAAGAAATTACAGCTGAAATTGACCAAGAAATTCTTTCTAGCCTACGTGGTCTAGCAAGCGTTGGTCAAACTTACGACCAAGCTGCCGTATCTGGTACAGCTACATTCGTTGGTGACGAGCATGCCGCATTGGCAGTTCAAATCAACCGTGTTGCTAACCAAATCGCTCAGCGTACACGTCGTGGTGCAGGTAACTGGGCTGTTGTGTCTAACCAGGCATTGACAATTCTACAATCTGCAACAACAAGTGCGTTTGCACGTACAACAGAAGGTACTTTCGAAGCTCCTACAAACACTAAGTTTGTTGGTACATTGAACGGTGCTATGCGTGTGTATGTTGATACATACTTAGCAGACAGTGGTAGCCAAACTATCAATGACAACCAAGTATTAGTTGGTTATAAAGGTCCTAGCGAGGCAGATGCTGCCGCGTTCTATTGCCCATATATTCCTCTAATGAGTTCTGGTGTTGTTCTAGATCCAGCTACTTTTGAACCAGTAGTTGGCTTCATGACACGTTATGGTTATGTAGAGTTAAACAACACTGCTTCTTCTCTAGGTAACGCGGCTGACTATCTAAGCAAGGTATCTATTACCGCTGCCAACGTTAGCTTCCAATAATCTTAAGAGATTAGAAGAAAAACAAAAAGCCCCAGCAATGGGGCTTTTTTGTGAGTAAATATACTTGTGATGCAAGAGTATTCTATAACTAATAGTTTAGACTGGCAACAGGTCAGATCTAGGATGTCTAAGAGTAAAGACAACTTGGGCATATTTAAACGCGATATTGATAGACTATTAAAAGGTATTGATGTTGAAATAATTAAACTAGGTAATTTAGAAATCACCGCAAGAAACAATAAAAGCCAGTCTAGTCTAGACCGTGCGCAAGCACAATTAGACATAGTTAATCAACAAATAAAGAATTTCAATAAATTTTACATAATGGCTCTTATGACGCATAGCTAATGTTTTTTAGATACAGATAAATATCATATAAGGAAAAATACATGTCTACAAGAGAAGTCATACGAACAACAGGTGATTGGCACGTGCAAGCCACGCAAGATCTGCACCTAGAAACTCAGTATCTAAATGGAAACAATGGTACTGTATATGTTTATGGCAATTTAATGGTAAGAGGTAATACTACTACTATTGAATCTAATGATCTTAGTATTGGCGATAAAGTTTTAGTTTTAAACAAAGGTGAACCAGGAATAGCTGGTGGCACTGAAGCAGGCGTAAGCGTAGATGGTATTTCAGGAATAAGCATTAGTAGAGGAGGTCCAAACGACCCAGCAGAAAATGCCAATTGGTTTTTTAATCAAAATAAAAATTGGAGTTATGACGGAACACTCACAAGCGGAATGTGGGAAGCTATCATTGGACCTCCAACAGGCGGCGTTGGTACACATTCAGGCGCGATATTAAATGCTATTCGAACAGGATCAGCAAATACTGATTTAAGTTTACTTGGCGCTGAAAATGCCAGCGCAGTTGTAACATTAGATGGAGTTGTTAACTACACTCAACGTATTCTTACTCGTTCAAATCCAGATGATGTGCCAAATAAAGGTTATGTTGATTATGCTATTGAAGCACAAGTGGATAGAAGAAGATTACAATTAAATTATAGAAATAGTTTAGGGACACTTGTACAAGTTTCTAATACGTATGTAGAACTTACTGACGCAAACGTTCCTGGTTATGGAAATCCTTCATCCATACTTGAGCCACAATTAAGAACAAGTATTGGTGGTAATCAATGGATTACTGCTTATAACAATAGAATTGTTATTGGTGATGTAAAGATTTTAGATTCAAATGAAATTACAATGGATGCACAAAATACAGCATTAGTACTTTCAACAAGACCTGGAGCATCAGCTACACTTAATCCTTCAGTGGAATTAAAAACATCATTGAGTATGGTCATTGATAATACATATTCAGTACCTAATAATGAAGCTGGTAAGGTTAAACTTTACCCAGAGCAAGAAGGTCCAGGGGGGACAGGATTATATTTTGTAAATAGTGAAAACGTTAGAGACGAGCTAGTTAGTAAACGTCGTTCTTTCTTCGCTAGTCTAATGTTTTAAGGATAAAAAATGATAACAGCAACTAATTTAACAACCACAAACAATACACAAGCATTTCTTTCAGACGGAGAAAACGGCGTAACAACTTTGATGATCTGCAATCATCATGCAAGCACCAATGCCGTAGTAAACGTTTGGGTCGTCCCGCAAAGTCAAGTATCAGGCAATGCTAATCAAATTTTGAAAAATCTAACCATTGTGGCAAGTGACACATTTGTTATGGACATGGAAAAATTAGTATTAAATGATGGCGACACTATAATGGTTCAAGCAGATATTGCCGATGTTATTAATACGGTAATTAGTAGTATGGCGGTAGCATAATGAAGTTTATCAAACGTAAAAACATTGATACGTATCGACCAAAAAGCCAACGCTTTACAGTTGAGGTTGATGGACGTGCTATTATTGACACAAATAAAACTTTAACCCTTCCTATCGGATCAACTGCTGATAGACCAGCTACTGGTATTCCAGGAATGATAAGATATAATACTGACGATGAAGATTTTGAAGTGTTTACTGGATATGGTACTTGGGGTTGGGAAAGATTAAGAACTAACAGACCAAGTGAAATAACAGTTAATAATATTGGCACAGGCTTAGGTGATGGCACAGTGTCTAGTGTACAAGTTACAGTAAGCGGGTCTGGATATGCAACAGCCCCAACAATTACTTTTAGTCCACCTGATGTTGGTACAGATGTGGCCACAGGCACAGTTAACGTAAATGGTGGACAAATTGAATCGATCACTATGACTAATGATGGATCTGGATATATTACAGTGCCAACAGTTACAATTGATGGTGTAAATCAAACAGCCACACTGACTGCAATATTAACTGGTACACAAAACTATCCGTTGCCTGCAATTCCTGTTGATGATCTAGGAAATTTAAGTGCAAATAACGTTCAAATATATGTAGAAAACGTATTTCAAATACCAGGAATAAACTATACATTGGTACAAGTTGGTCCTACAGCATCTGTTAAATTTGATGCACCAGTTCCGTTTGGAAAGCCAATCTACGCCATATTTGGATTTGATTAATCCAATAAATATTAGCATGATAGGAACATGCTATGGCTAATATTGGAAGAATAACAGGCCCTTTATTAAAAGACAACCTTTTAAGAAACGGTGTAGATCTTGCGTTTGAAACAGATTTAATATATCTAAACGTCAATGAAGATCGTATTGGCCTAAAAACAGATTCCCCAGCAAGAGAATTAGAAATTGACAACCATGGTCAAACAACTGACCTAATAGTTGACGATAATATACATCTACCTAATATTGACATAGACAATGTTAGTAATATTACCACATCAAATGGAATATTATATCTAAATGCGGCTCAACGAATTAATGCAGTTGCACTTGCAGTTGATAATCTTAAAATAGATGCAAATAGACTATCAACAAGATTACCAAATACAGATTTAGAAATAAGACCAACTGATAGACTGATCATCAATGCTAACACTTATATTGATGCGGGACTACATGCTACTGGAAATATTACTTTTGATGGCACTATCGTTTTTGGTAATGACGATACTGACAACGTAACATTTGCATCAGATATCAATAGCAGTATATTTCCTAATTTAACAAATGAATATGGATTAGGTAATACAACAAATCGATGGAAGAAACTTTGGGCAAACTCAGTCAAAGGAACTACACTAACTGTAGACACAATGACTTCGCCTTCAGGCATCGACTTCCAATTAAGATTTACTAAATCATTATTCGTGTCAGTAAATGGCAGCGACAGCAATGCAGGTAATCATCAAAATGCTCCATATGGTACGTTAAAACACGCATTAAGTCAAGCAACAGCGGGCGACACTATTTTTATTTTTCCAGGAGTATACGATGAAATTACTCCGTTAACAGTTCCTGTTGGGGTTAACATAGTGGGTCTTGAAGTTCGTCAAACAATAATCATGCCAACAGAAGACACAAAGTATAACGATGTCTTCTTACTAAACGGTGAAACAAGCATATCAGATATCACTGTCAGAGGATTTTTGTACGACAGTATGCTCAATACAGGTCATGCTTTTAGGTTTGCTCCTGATTTTAAAGTAACTACTAAAAGTCCTTATATACAAAATGTGTCAGTTATTACTAGAGGTTCTTCAGTAACTGATGGTGTAATTGAAATTTTAGACGGAGAATTTTCAAATAGCTATCTAGATCAAATTGCATCTGGCGGAACAGCACTAACTTCAATTTTTGAAGCGTTGGCTAACGGCGGACTATCTAGTAATTCAGGAAGTTTTAATCTTAATGATATTTTAGGATTTAATGACGGTAACGCAGGACGAGGTGCTTACATAGACGGAAGTGTGGCAGATCCAGAGAGTAACGAAGCAAGTATGCTTTTCCACTCTTGTACATTTATAACTCCAGGTGTAGATGCATTAGTTATGACCAACGGAGTTCGTGTTGAAGTAATTAACTGTTTTACATATTTTGCTAACATAGGATTTTATGCAACTCGAGGAGTATTAGGGTTTTCAAGCCTGAACACAAAATTTGGTGCCGAGGTTCGAAGTATTGCATCAGCAAACGTTTATGGTAATTACGGTGCAGTAACAGATGGTGTAGATCCGTTGATGTATCTAATTGGTCATAATGTTGGCTACATAGGGAGTGGGCTAGATTCCTCTAACG